TTATTCTATCCACTCATCATTGAAATATTCGTCCACAAATTCATCTATCGTTTCGCAGTGTTCTTGTTCTTCCTCGAATGGATTTTCTTCTATCACATATTCTTCACTCCATTTCGTGAAATTATGAATCTGGATATGTCTTATATCGTAAAAATCGATTTCTTGTTCACCAATCAGCACAACATCGAATTCTGCCATCCCACGGAAAACACCAAAAACATGTGGTTTTACACGATCATATTCATCTAATGAGTTCAGCTGAATTTCTAGTACCTTATTTTGTTTGATTGAACGATCCAAAAAATATTCTATTTGCTTTTGGGATTGTTGAGGCAGTCTATCAATATTGCGAGCATGATATTCATCAGTACTCTTTATTGCTTCAGTCAATTCGCCCAACGGAAACGCCGTTGGCCACTTTAATTCAAAAGGACGGTCAACATAATCATTGTAAGGTTTAAACTCTTTTTTAGTTCGTCTCACCATCTGATACACTCTCCTATCAGAAACATTATACGAACGTTTGTTCTATTTTTCAACAAAAAAATACCTATTTCTCATAAGAAAAAGAGGCAGATGTTTTACTATGGACCATACGGGACTCGAACCTGTGACCGAACGGTTATGAGCCGTTTGCTCTAACCAACTGAGCTAATGGTCCTGAAAACTTTACTTATTAAGTAATCTATAAATTAAATGAAATAAGCTCTAAAGTTAGAATTTTTGCTCTTTTTGATTTAGTAAATGTTGGGCGACTACTCTTTGATACGTAGAAAGTGACTGGTGCATAGACACAATCGTTTACTTCACGTAATCCAAGTGTTAATATTTTATTTTTATGCGGATGGCTAAAAGCTATGTCTAGTTTCATAGATGAACCAAACTTATCTGCTTCAGACACATATATCACTGAATCATTGTATCCCTCTAAAAATATTTCTAGAATAAATTCAAATAGCTCTACTCGATCTTTTATAGTACCAAAATTGCTGTGCCTTTGCAGATGTTTATATGTAATAACTTCATCATTCAATTTTTGACAAATTATTCTAGGTGAATCCTTATAAATTTTGTGTAAACCCAATAAATGTGGGAGTTGTAAGATGTCAAATTTTACATAAAAACAGTCCAGTTTAACAAATGGCGTTGTTATAACAGCCATTTTGCCATCAAGATTTGATAAAAATAAGTTGTATGTTTTCTGCAAATCTTTAGGCATTTTTACAACTCCTCTATAATTTTAGACATAAAAAAAAAGAGTGCAAATCATGGATACCGTCCCATGCTGACCAACGCTAGGTTAACCCACCTGCTGGGGAACGTGGGTGCACTCAATTCCCACTTTGCTTGTAAATAATGATCTAAAGCTAGACTAGAAAACGAGGTAATGATATCCTTTCCTCACACTTAATATAACATCTAAATGTATCGTATGCAATAAAAATATCTCATGAAATTATTTAAAATACAGCATAAAAACAAGTTTAAGAAGATTTTTTCACTTACAAACACGTAAATGTGCCTGATCATCAGCTGGTTGCCATATTGTTAATTTTAATTAAATAACAAAAAAAAGAGTCACCTTTGGGAAGGCGACTCAAAGAAAGTTATTCTTAGTATCCAGTTCCCCAGGTATTCGATGGATTTCCATCATTTGGGCCAACTGGAATATAAATGCGTGTTCCGTTTACATCAGAGCCACCTAAGAAAACATAGCCATCTGCTACACGAACTGAATCATACTTAAAAGTAGAACCTTTCGGCCATACTCCGTATACAGGCGCTAACAAGCTTGGCGCACCGTTGCGAAGAACGATACCTTCACTAACACCGATAGTAAAAGTTTTTGCTGGCGTTGGTTTACTATTTTCCCATAGCTCAGCAATATCACCATCGTTTGCATAACCTAATAATTTACCACTATTTTCGATACGATACAAGTTTTTACGGCCATTTAGTTTTTGTGTAATGGTTCCAACCTGTGTCCATAAAGTATTAGCATTGATATGTTGTTCAATTGGCGCATCTGGATTTTTGTAGATTGTTGTAAAGCGAACGTGCTGCCCAACTTTGTATTTAGGTTGATTGGGCTTACCAGGGTTCACAATAACTTCACTACCGTCTTCTGGAAGCCCAGTTTGTAAATCTTGTGCAAACTGTGCCTTGCTAATCCCCCAAGATGCCAAATAGCCGTAAGGATCTGTGTGATTTCCACCTAAATTGTTTGTCACCCACAAATGAGTTTTTATGCCGTAACCTGTCGGATCGTCTAAATCAAACGTCACATTAATTTGACGTGCTAAATCACGTAATAAGTTAACGTAAGCTGCATAGTCTTTCTTAAACATAGCTTTATTTGAAGTATTGGCTAATTCGACTTGTGCATGAGCATAAGGGTTTGCATCTCCTGCGCCCCAAGCTATACGACCGTTTTCCGCTACCTGAAGTACACGGCCCCCTCCACCTACAACATATTGCGTAAACGCTTCTTGTCGTTGCCAGTTGTTAAGCATGTTATTGGCTTCGTTTTCTACACCAGCGTCCATATTTGCAGTATCATGCGCAATGATGTATCGATTAACTGTTGATGGCCAACCTGCGTTAATATTTCCGCGGGTTTCTACTTGGTAAGCATCTACATTGATTGCGGGCATAAAAAATAGAGCGACTAGCGCTCCTGCTAAAATTTTCTTTTTCATCTATTTGTCTCCTTTTCTATCTGATAATCCAGGCGTTGTATGGTCTGTCACAATTCCTAAAATAGTTAATACAACAAACACTGCATTGATAACATCTAGCAATTGCTGATTAATCACATCAATTTGAAATTTATACCCAAAAGGGACTGCAACTACTTGAATCAGTAACAAAACTGCAGGAATAAGAGACAACCAGAATTGTTTGTTTTTTATTCTTGATTTCCAATCAATCATTTTTATTTCCTCCAATTCCTCGAAAGAGGGTTTTATTTTGTTCTTCCAATCGACTAATACGCACTTCATGGTTATTTAATCGGTCAACAGCCTGTTTTAGTTCTTTCATGCTATCTTCTAATTGAGAAAAGACATGATAGAATTTCATTAATGCGAAGATAATTCCGCCTAAAAATGTAATCAGCGCTAACCATTGTTCTAGTGTTAAGTTCATCCTGCACCTACTTTCTACTTACCATAAAACCGTCTAGCTTTCGCTAAACGGTTCCCCACAAATTTTTGTGTATTCTTCTTCGGTTAAACAATTCATATTCACGTAATCAACTAAATCCTGTTTTGTATAACAATTCCAATCATACAACTGTTTAATATTATCGAAACCTGGAAAAACATTCGTTTTCATCTTATTCCGCCCCTTTCGTAAGTTCAGCTACTTGTTTCATCAATTCACCAGTCATTCTTTGAGTTTGTTGAATAACTTGATTTTGCTGAGAAACTTGCTTCATTAGTTCAGCATTCTGTTTTTGTAAAAGTTCCAATTCCGTTGGTGGTGTTGGGGCAGGTTCTGGGACGTTGTCAGGATCGTAAATTAAACTCGTTCCATCCCATCGATAATTGAAGAAGTCAGAAAAATCTTCATTTACTTCAACTTCAATTGTTTTCGGTTGTTCTACTAGTGAATAACCTTGCAAAAACCCTTTTACATTATCAATCCATATTTTCATTTTACCCCTCCTAATATTCGAAAATTTTTGTCAAAATATACATTTTATTCCCCGATCCAGCAGCTGTACCGTCAGGTGCATTTAAATCATGACCAGTGATTTTTGCATCTTTTATATACAAATATTTTGTTTGAGGATTTTTGCCATTATACGCGTTTAAATTAAACACAGTTCCACCACTCCCGCTATTAGAGATGTGATTTTTTGGCACGTACTGGAATTGAAAAACTGCGTCATTGGCTTGTCCTGTTGAACTCATTTCCTGCCATTGCAAAATCCAACCATTTTGGCACTGCGACAGTGGCTTTGATGGTGTTGTGCCACTTCCGGAAGCTCCACCATACCACACACCGGTCCATAGCGGTGATCCTTGAATAATCTTTTGATATGATTTGTCGGCATCTGCTTTAGTTGGATAATTTTCTAATCCATCGACAGCTTCTACCACAGTTGCCATTGCTTTTGGCTCATTGTTTTCCATTAATTGAACAATATCCATTAAACTTCACCCACCTTTTCAAATGTGAAAACTGGCAATGCATCCAGTTTCGCTTTATCCGTTTTAGACATTAAACCGTCTTTTTCAGCAGTAGCATTACTTGGTATTGTTGGAATAACAGTAGTGTCAGGCAATGCTTTTACGTCAGCAGCATTCAATATAACTTCGCCTGTATGACCATTTACAGATGAAACAGTACCTGCTCCAGCATCACCAAGTTTTGCATCTACAAATTCATTTAATCCAACAACACCAGTTGTACTAGTTTGTACATCAATAGCTACGCCGTCTTTTTTAACTACATATAAATCAGGCATTTGATTCTTCATCTCCTTTTACTTTTTCAAATTCCACACTAGAACCACCTAGTTTACCTGCTTCATAATCTGCGATGATTTGTGTGATTTTTGAATATTCTTCTTGAGATATCATCACACCATCTTTAGGTAAATCTAAATCTGCACGTGTAATAATTACTGGGCCTGATCTTCCGTTAACAGATGAAACCATCGATTGCCCGCCCATTATTTCTGATAATCCAATGATTGCTGATACGTGTGTCATCGGAAAAAACTGACGTTTAACGCCTTTTTCATCTGTTTCCATCATTCTTTTTGATTCTATCATTTACTAACACCCTCAATTCTAAACGTGTTTTGTTTTTCATCATCAATTTTAGCAATAATCAATGCGCCATCTTTCATCGGACGGTTAACACTACCGATTACTTTCACTTGATGATTGGTTGAAAATGAATCATCTTGAAGAATTTCCAGTGTACTTACATTGCCATGTTTTAATGTAAATAAGCGTTCCTCTAATCTCTGATACAAATAATCCATATCAGCCAATAAACGCTCTGAAAGTGAATTGTGGCGCACTCCTTGTATGTCTACACGTGCATCCATTAATTCGGCTAACATTGTGCCGCCTGGATCAACAGTTTTTAAAATATCTTTGATCGACTCGAACCACATTAGATAATCTGATTCTTGGCCGTTTCGCCAAGCCTCAAATGTATCTTGTTGATTTTTACGCCATTCCTCAAACTCTTCTTTTCTAGCGTTCATCCATGCTGTGAAGTCGCCTTTGTTTTCGTTGATAAAAGCGGTCATGTCTGCGATTAAATCTTCAATGGACTGCCAATAAGAACCCATTTCACCTTCTGTTTTAGAAACAGCATTCACAACAAAGTAAGAAAAGTTCTGCGTTGAGCCAATTAGATTGTCGCCTTTATGAATACTGAAGTATGCTTCCTGTCTGTGCAATGACTGCATAGAGTATTCATCAAAGGTATACTGGATAATCCCTTTTTTGGCATTCACAATTTTTGCTGCTCGTTGAATCGGATACTCTTTATCAATAACTGATTCAAAAAATACTTCGCAACCTGTTAAATCAAGTGGCAAAGCATTTTCAACTAATATAGCTTCTAAAACTTCGGTATTTCGGTTCCCTTGCCGTACATTTTGTATGCCAATGTAATTGTATGGCTCCGTAGTGCTTAGTGTCGCTTGCCATTTAACCATTTATTTGCTCCTTTCTAAAAATTAATAACATCACGCGGATTTATTCGCTGCCACTGGGCGCCTTTCCATACTTCAAAGTGAAGATGAACGCCAGAAGCTAATCCAGTTGCTCCCATGATTCCCACACGTGAATTAGTTGTTACTTTGTCGCCTACTGACAAATCAACAGAATCTAAGTGACCATAATAGGTCCAGTAGCCATCATCGTGCTTAATTACTACATAATTTCCCCCTGTTCCGTCATAAGTAACAGTTTCAACTGTGCCGCTACGTGCCACGTAAACAGGTGGCATACTTCCAGCAGGCATCGATGCAATATCAATACCACCATGAATCACATTTGTTCCCCAGCCAATCTCATCCCATTCTTGAGTGATAGTGTAACTAGAACGTACAGGATTAACCCACTTGTTAGTTCCTGGTTTTAAATTGTGTAGCAAATCATACCAATATTGAGCTAATGGAATACGTTCAGGATGTGTGACCGCTGGGCGTTCAAAGTTCGCTTCAAATGCCATCGTTGTCGTGCCAATATCTGTTAGTGCTTTGAACTCTGCAACGGAATATGGATAAGCCGCGGAAGGAATATATTGGCCATTATGCATATGCCAATCAAGCAACTTCAACTGTGTGGTAATATTTCGATAGTCTCCACTGATACCAGCTTGAGCCAATAATCGTTGCACATAAGCACGGCCGCTTTCACCAGCGATTGGCGACGTCCATTGAACTAGACCATAACCAGGACCTCCGCCGCCTTCATCGATATCGGGCATAATTCCAGATTCTTGATCCATGTTCCCTAAAATCCCAGCGGCTGCTTGTTCGCTGTATCCTTTTGATTTTAAGAACTGCCAAACTGCCCAAGCGTTTTTCTCTTTTTCGGTTGTTAGTTCTGGTGGAACGTCACCATCGTTACCACCTGATCCATCGCCAGGAATAACTTCCTTACCGCCGACATATAACTTATCAAATTTAGCGATAGTTCCTGTTAAAATACCGCTAATATCCATTTCACTTTTGAGTGTAGTTTTTCCAGAAATACTGAACTTACCTTCATGCGACCAACTAGCATAACTATTCACTTTCTTATTATCTGGATGAACATCTGCTGGTATTTGAATAATTGGGACTGATTGTACATCATTATTTTTGCTAATCGTATTGATTGAAAAAATGTAACCAGGTTTTTGTCTAACAGCGAATCCATTTGCCTTTTTTCCACTTCCATCATACGTTGCCTTAATGTCACCGAACAATTCGCCATGAACATCATTTAGTCCAGTGCTTACTCTCTTTCTCTCGAAAGAAACTTTGCCGCCTTCCATAACAACTTGGAAATCTTTATCATCTAATGTTTTTAGAGCCACACCCTGTACTAAGATTCCTGTTAAAATACCTGCAGTAATAAAATTTGCAACAATTGAGCCATCTTGAGTAATAGCTGTTTCAAACGGGCCATTTACTCCGTTGTTCGAATATCCGAGACCTCCTAGATTCCAACGCCATACTTTTTTTGCATCATTTGCATTTGGTCTGTCCATGATTAAAATTTCTTCTGGTGCATCTTTAGGACGAAAACGAACATAGCCACCTTTTGTTCCTGTTATCCACTGGGTAGCATTCACTATTGCATTTTGCAAATCTTCGCTTTTAACTTCCAGTTTTTTAGTTATTTGATTAACTGCGGTATTTACTGAATCTGTGTAAGATTTTATTTCGTTTCCTAACACGATATTTTTATACTTACCTAAAGTAGGAAGCCACGTACATTCTGTTACTCGTTCTTTAACCCCAGTTATACCGTTATATTCAATATCACAATAAACAGTATCTCCGAAATTCAACTTCATCATCTTGCCGTAAAGTTTTTGGTACTCAATCGTATTTTCCAAAGTAACCATATTAATTTCATGAGTGACTTTTGGTTCATGTATTCGCTCTTTATCAAAGAGTGATTGACCCCACTTCTTCAATTCCTCTATAGTTTTACATTCACTATTTGTTCTACTGGTAATACGTCTATTTTCATCGTTTACTCCCTTTGTTTCCAAAAAGGCAAATGTTACTGGCTCTTGATCTTCGTTATAGTTAACATCATCAGGTGTCCCGCCAATTAAATAGAGACTGTTGAAAACATTTAAGTCATCAACAGTCTCTTTTATTGATTCTAAATTAACACCTAAGTCTATCCTAAAACCGTTATCCTCACCAATTCTATCTTTTAACATTAGTCTGTAATTATCCATATCTAACTCGCCAGAAGTAACTCCAGTTAGATTCTCATTGCCGTTATTTTGCCCAATAATTGCAGATATTGGATTTACTTCTTTTGCAGTAAACTGATGCCGCGTATTGATATTACTTTCATAGATAAATGGTTGTTTAAACGCTAAATTGGATTTTAGATTTTCCATAATCTGCTTACCAGTGCCGTTTGCCGTATATGCCATTTGGATAAAATTTCGGTTGGCTTCATAACCAATGTGTAGAGCCTTAATAGAAATAGAATGTAGATTCTTATCAACTGATTTGATTCTAAAATATTGCCATGATCCGTCCGATACCATCGCTTTCAAATAATATCCTTTTTTTATTTGGTTATTATTTTTCCCTACTAACGAATAATTTCCGTAAAACGAATATTCGCTATTTAATGAACGAGTAATTTCTGGAGCATCTGCCCAATCTAAAAGAGAAACCCCATTTTCGGATAAGTCAATTGGCACTTTTTCATAAATATAAATTGGATTGATCAAAAAAATACACTCCTTATCTTCATTCTTATACTAGCGATATTTCCTGTTATCATTATTTTATTTTTACCTGGTAGCATTTTTATCCAACTGCCTTTCGTTCGCTGAATACGTCCATCTTGCGTACAAACAGCCATCTCGTTGTCTAATGACAGCAAACCAGCATTTGTATCTAATATGGTTAACGTGTTCTTACCACAATTAATTTCAATATCGCCACCATTGGAATGGATTTCAATTAACGGTTGAGAAACCTCATCGCCATGGTTTATTACAGTATTTTCACCCTTATTTAGATTTATGAAAGGTTCGTTTACTTTTCTTTTTAGAGGTTCGCAACGAAAGGTTATTTCAAATGAATAAAAAGTTCCCCATTCGTTGACATATTCAACTTCATTGTTAATATTACATACTGCATTAACATACACATTCACATTGTTATGAGTGATTAATTCAGATTGTCCACTAAGCCATCGTTTCACTTCTGGCAAACGTTCATAACTAACGCTGACATCTTTAATTTTTAAATCAAATGGTTCATAATCACCAAACCATTCGTTCAGCACTCTGTTACTGCCAATAACAGTGATTTCGTTATATCTTGGTTTAGCGACAATTTCAGGTAATTCAGACTCAATAATTAAGCCGTAATCTAAAAGAGCATTTGCTCCTTTCCATACAAAATTAGGCGTATATCTATCCATTTTTACACATCTCCTGTCGCTAAATTATTCCAGACATTCGCTTGAAACATTTTTCTGTTTAAACGGTTGATTTCACTTGGATTATTTGCATCCACTTGACCGATTGTCACATAGTTATTAACAGTAGAACTGCCTTTCAAAGCACCACTAATACCTTTTGATTTTTCATCTTGTGAAAGTGGCGTGACTGTAGTCTTGCCATTTTTTGCTGTTAATAATTCAGGGCCAGCTTCACCAACGATTGCTTGTCCATTAATCATATGACCGCCTTCAGCAAGATATGGAATTTTCGCAATGCTAAATCCTTTGCCACCAACGCCAGGTACCCATTTTGGTATTTTGATATTGTTTAAACCACCTAAAAAACCATTAATTAGAGTAATCATAGCGTTAATTGGTGCTTTGGCTACTGCAGTAATTCCTTCAAAAATACCGCCGAAAATATCAACAATACCTTGCCACGCTCTTGACCAATCACCTGTAAACACTCCTGTAACGAAATCTATGATGCCGCCAAAAATTCTTGTAATCGCGTTGACGTAATCACTAATGATTTTTACAGCACCATCCATAGCGCCGCCAATAAATCCTGTGATGAAATCAAAAGTAGACTTTGTTGTATCTGCTAAAACTTTAAACACACCAACTACTATGTCTTTGATCACATTAAATGACATATTGATAAAATCTCTAAACCAGCCTACTTTGTTGTAAGCAATCACAATCCCAGCAACAAAAGCAGCTAATGCAGCAATCACAATTCCAATAGGTGAAGCAATAAAGGCAATAACTGGAATCAAACTACTAATGGAACTAGCAAGTGTTCCTAAAACCACCAAGACTGGTCCAATAGCAGCGACTACACCTGCAATGGTAATGATTGTTTGCTTTTGATTGTCGGTCAGTCCACTAAACCACGTTGAAACCTTTTGAATCGTATTACTTGCTGCTTCAAAAGCAGGAAGAAGCGCTATTTGTACTTGCTCACCAAGTTCCCCCATTGCAATTTTAAATTGATTCTGTGCAATTTTCGCTTGGTCGATTGGATCGAGAATATCGTTAAATGTTTGATCTACAGTGCCAGCTGCATTTTTAGCTGAGTCTGCTAATCCATCCATTGACAATGCACCACTATCAATTGCTTCTACCATTTTTGATGCAGCTTTAGTTCCGAATACTTCGCTTGCAATAGTAAGTTTTTCTTGTTCAGTTGTTGCACCTTTAATAGATTCAATTGTCCCGCTTAATCCATCCTGCATAGTTTTGTTATCCTTTGCATAGACGACACTAGCTTTCGCTAAATACCCAAGCGTTCCTGCAGAATCTATACCAGCTTTTTCCATTTGACCTATTAATGTAGTTGATTCAGAAAAACCAAGTCCCATCGCTTTGAGTTGGGGTGCTCCTTTATTTACTGCATCAAATAACTGGTCTACCCCTACTCCAGTATCTTGGCTAGTTTTAGATACTGAATCCAAAATCATTGGCAAGTCCTCAATAGATAGCCTAAAAAGGTCCATTGATTTTTTGGCATTGATAGTTGATTGAGAAACATCTGATCCATTAATTTCTGAAAACTTAAGCATTCGTCCTGTGGTATCTTCTAATTGCTTATCCATTAAGCCAAATTGTGTATTCACTTCACCAATCCCAGTTGATATATTTTCCATATCTGTTGGAATTTGGCCAGCTACTGTTTTAAAGCTGTCTTGCAATGATTCTAGTTGCTCTCCTGTAGCACCAGTGGCAGTTGTGATACTGTCCAAACTGTCATCTAATTCTTTAAATGCAGCAATAGAAGCGGCGCCAATTCCCATGATCGGTGCTGTTAAACCAACAGTCATCTTCTTACCGACAGATTTCATTTTGTCCCCAGCTTTTTCAATTTTAGCTAACTTCTCGGCAGTCTTAACAGACAAGTCACCTTGTTCTTTCAAGGCTTCGTTGGTACTTTCTAATGCAGATCGTAATTTATTTTCACCTGTTTCTGATTCCAACAAGCGTTTGTAAAGCTTTTGTGATTGCTCTGAATACTCCCCAGTTTCTTTAACTGATTTTTCGTATTCCTCGCGCAATAATTTGGTTCTTTGTTCGGCTAAAGATAATTGCTTTTCAAGCTTTTTCTTAGTTGCCGTTAATTTTTCTGTTTGTGTTGCATCTTTATCCATAGCGGATACCTGGTTTTTGTACTCGGTAGCCGCTAAGTTCATTTCTTTGTTGATATCTTTGATTGTTCGAGAATAATTGACTTCTCCGTTTGTCTTAAAATTTAAGACAACATCAGATTCTTTCTTTGACACGTTAGCGCTCCTTTCCTACCACCAAGGACTTTTATCCATAGTCACACTTGCAGGTGGTTCAAACTCCGTATTACTCGTTAACCACTGTATGTATGACTTAAGCCACAAGTTCGGTGTTGATTTCAAAAAGAAACCCTCACTCCATCCCAAAAGAGTAAGGGCGACGTATAAGTAAAAAGCCCAGGGCGTTCCTACTTCCGTTTGTGTTTTTTCTTTTTGTTTTTCTTTTGTTGCGGAGTTTGATAATCTTGTGGCTTCTTGGATTTTTTTACATCATCAACTTGAAAATTCTGTTCTGTAAATACCTCCATGCAGGCACCGTATACTTCAACAATTGTAGAATTCATTCCTAAGAATTTAAAAATTGTTTCTGGTGTTTCGTCTAATCCGCCAGTTTTTAACATGCCGTAAATTAAAGCACGCATGATCTTTAAATCTGAAGCAGATAAATCTTTTGAAGAGATACGTCCACCGCTCTTGTTTAGCATTGCATTCATATCTTCTTCAAATTTTGAATAGTCGTCATCATAAATATCCGCAATATGCTCCATGGTTTCCATGGTTAACAAGATTGGGAACTGATGACCTTTAATTGTGACAGTTGGTGTGTCTGAAACGACAATCCCATAATCAGCTAACTTTGCCATTATTCACCGCCACCCCCAGGTGTTGATGGAGTTACTAATTTTTTCCATTGTTCTTCATCGTAAATAGGTTGTGCAATGAATTTTTCAAAGTCACCTGGTTTTGCACTTAATCGGTTAGAATCGAAACTTGCATACATAACGTTGTTATACTTCAAACCGTTAGCAACAAAATTAGCAGTTACATCGTCAATTTTTGTGTCATCTTCTGCAGTTGCATATTCTTCATCAATGACATTGGATAATTGTGTTTTTGGATACCAAACTGCTTTTTTTCCTCCGCCTTCAATATTTCCAATGAATCCAAATGCGAAGTAAGGAAATTCACGAGCCGTATTTTTTCCAAATGTTACTCCTGCTTCTGCAAGCAAACCTTTTATCTCGTCCATTACTTCGATAGGAATCCCCACGTGATCTAATCCAATCTCATGTTCTGTCTCGCGACTTACACGGCGAAACATTTTACTTGATGCCCATTTAACTAGCGCTGAGCCATTTCCTTTAATGGCAAGTTTTGTTGCAATAGCCAGTCTTATTACTTCACTATAAGTTGGTGCCACCCCAACTTCATCAGGCGTTGCCATCATGGCAATTAAGATGTCATCTAATCCTTCAAAATAATACACATCTTGTTTTCCCAAATTACTCATCCTTCCCATAAATCTAATATTTGTTGTGTCATGATTTTTTCAATCTGATCTTTATTTTGTTCAAACGTACCACTAGCAAAATGCTGGGCTTTTTGGTTAACAGAACCGTTTTCAGCAAACCGCCAATAATATGCAGTTTCTTCAAAAACCACTTGAACTCTATCCTCTTCTATAACGACTTTTACTTGATCAGCCATATGCTTTTTCTTTAATAGCGATCTAGGTATTTGAGGTAGTAACTGCTCTACAAAAAAACTCGCAGCATCTGTTAATGATTCTAAAGACAATTTTGTAGGATCTACCTGTGCAAGAGTTCCCAAATAGTCTGCCATATCTGCAAATCCATTATTATTGGCCATCTTCTATACACCTCACATACGTATAAAAATTCGTCACTGTATCATCGTTTTCATCACCCTGAATACCTACAAAATCAGCATAAGGAATACCAGCGTTTTCCAACGCATTTTCTAAATCCGTCAAATCTTTTTCTGTACCTGTTGTATAGAAAGAAATTTGATAATATGGCAATCGCCTATGAACTTTAGAGGAAGCCATCTTTTTACCTTTACTAACATTGGAATACACGATATATGGATAGTCCGTTCCTTTTTCCGCTTTGTCACGTGTCACAGGTACACCTACTGTTTTTAGCGTTGCCCTTAATTTCTCAAAACTAATCGACATAAGCCAAACTCAACTCCATTTCTCGTTTATCCATATTTGTATAAATACGAGTGATTTTATAAGTCACAGAATCGATTCTAACGGCACTAAACTTTTCAGTGATGGATTTATCCAATCTCACTATAATTCGTCTAACAACGTCCGTTTTCGCTTGCTGTGAAAGATATTTTTCTTGTGCGGTCACACCAATATCTTCGTAGAACAGATTTCTTTTCGATTTATAAACTGTAACTGGCCTATCGTTTAAATCAAGCGCTACTTCAATATTCAACAATTCAGCTTTCCAACGAAGATTATTGGTTTGTCTCTTCGGCATGTTGAATCACTCCTTGAATAATAAATGGTGTGATTGCATTTATTGCCTTATCTAATTCATCTTCTGAAATACGATACTCATAGGCAATTCCTGCAACCATTAAAATCAAGTATTCTTCTTGCCCACCAGTTGCAGTTTTTACATAATTTTTTGCCATATCTAAATAAAAAGAGAGCATAGAAGCATCCATGCCCTCTTCAAAATGAATATGTGCTTTAAATTTTTCTTCTAAAGATAATGTTTCAGCTTCGTTATTCACATTAACCACCTACTGGTTTTGTAATTTCATAACGATAAACAGCTGGCTCGAATGGTGAGTAAACTAATTGGCCATCTAACAAGTTGTAAATTTGGAAACCAACTTGATTTTTTCCAGAGAATTTTTCAACCAATTTTTGAATTTCTAACGCTCCAATAACTTCTTGAATTTTGAAAGCAGAAAAATCACCAAAATATAATACTGGTGTATCTGGTTCACCTTTTTTATCTGCTGCATCGGTCCAATCAACTGGATAACCAACTAATTGATAACCAATACCGCCTTCTGCTTGCGTGAATGGTCGTAACAATGGGAATCCATCATCTGTTTTCATTTTTTCAATAGCAGTTAAAGCTGCACGATTAATAATAAAACGACCTTTTTTCATTACTTCTGTTACTGGTGTATTTTTAAATTCAATCAATGCATCATATAATTTTTGACCAGCACCTGCAGCTGTTAAATCTACAGGTTTTTTAAATGCAACAGCTTTTTTAGCTAAAGCTCCTGGGTTTTCATTTCCTGCATCGTCGCCATTAAACATATAATTAATTTCTTTACGAACATATGCTTTTTTCAATTCTTCTACAACAATATCTTCTACTGGCACACCAGACATTTTTAATAGCTTTTTAGTTACAGTTGCCAATGCATCGAATTCTGATGGATCAAGTAAAATTTCATCAAATTCAATTGCAGTTTCTACAATGTCAGTTTTACGTTCTTTTTTATTTACATTAGCATCTGCTTTTTTAACAAGAATTGGATATTTCACATCACCAGCAGTACGCTTGACTGTTCCGTACTTACGTAATAAATTTTCTTCTTGTGCGTAGGTGATTACTTCGGATGCAATAACTTCTGGTACAGTTACTGAACCATTACCTGCTTCAATACCTAATGAACGTGCTTCTTGCTCTGTAATATTTCCAACAACAAAATTTGCAAATGCTTTACGAATTTCTTTCTCACGTTTTTCTTTAGACAAAGTATTTCGCGCTTGCATACCATTACGGATAGAACCAAGCAATCCATCTCGTTGTTCTTGGCTAATCATTCCTGAACGATTTTCTTCTTCAACTTCAGTAGAACGGCCTTCACCATCTGTATCTGTTGCTGCAACTACTGTTGTATCACTATTTTCTGAATCATTATTTTCATCACTTGGTTCTTCATCAGTTGATACTTCATCTAGCTCTTCTTTAATACCTTTTAATTCATCAATTAAACCATCAATTTCTTCATTAATTGAATCCAAATCAGCTTCACGTACTTCTCCAGATTCAATTTGACCTTTTAAATCACTTAATCGTTGCTCGTGGCGAGCTTGTAATTGACGTAATAATTTTTTATTCATGTTTTTTCCTCCTACGCTTCAAGCGCTGTTTTGATTTTTTTAATTAAATTTTTTCTAGTTTTAATATCTTGCTTCATTTCTTGTTTGTTTCTTGATAACGCTGCTTCTGTATCTTCGTAAGCAGGTAACGAAACAATAGAAACTTCATATAATTCGACTTCATTTATGGTTCTTAGTACTGGTTCGGAATTATAATCCCAAGTTTCTTCCGTAGGATAAAACCCAAAACTACACTGGTTGATGTCGCCGCGTGTCATCGATTGAATCAAATCATTTGCGATTGTTGTGTTTGGCAACTCAACTTCAAATCGTAGTCCCTTCTCATCTTCTTCAAGTTTCAAAGTTCCGCTTTTTGTACGCCCTAGTACTTTGCCCCAATCATGATCAAATAAACAACGTACGTCGGAATTTGCTAAAGCACGGCTAAAGGCACCTGGCTTAATCACTTCATTCAGCCCATCCCATAACTCTGTCGGGCTATTAAATACGGCTGCATAGCCAGTAACAATCTGTGTTTGACTATCTTCTTCACTTCTTGTGGTGAGGTTAGTGATGTCAAATGTCCGAATTTCCTGTTTCTTCATTCTTATCACCTCCCTTCAAGTCGTGCTCTGTTGTCAACGAGTTATCTGTAGCATTCTTCTTGCCAATTTCTGTTAGATCATTTGAAATATATACAGCTTGTGTTGCTGCAGTATTTTGTTTAGGAAAACCAAGCATTTCTGCTACATTGTCAGGACTTGTAATACCAGTTCGCACAATGTTATATCCGATATTTGTCTTGGTAGAATACGGTACAAAATCTAAAATATTAATTTTCCATTCCACTCGATAGCCAGAATTAGGCGTAAAAAAAAGAGCTGAGTAATGCTCGCTCTTGTTCTTTAGTATTGGTTTAATTGCTTTATTGTGAAGATACATCATCGCTTTTTCAATATCTGATTTCATCAATGATTGATACGTATTTACATCTATTCCTAAAAATTTCCCTAAGTCTTTTTTATAAACACCTAAGTAATTAAGAATAGCGGAATCATCCACAGGACTTTTTAAAGTATCAATAGAATAACCTTTTCCAAGCGGAATCATTTTAACTGAATGATTACTATCGTCCTGAACGCCTTCCAACTGATCTAAAATAGCTTTTACAATTTTTTGTTGGGCGCTGTTATTCGGATTAATGTGAGCATCCAGCTTTAATAAGAAAGCAAGTAAACCGCCTTTAGTATATTTATCTGTCAAAACTTTTTCAGCGCTTAGAACGCCTTCTAGTGTGCTTTTTGCAAGATCGATAATTCCAGCACCTTTTAAGGAATCAACACCAATATTTTTTATATGACGAATCATGTTTCTTGGTATTGGCTGTCCATTCATTGAAAATTTTTCAATTAAACGATCATCAATGGTTGTTTGTACGCCGTAACCTAAATGAAGTTGATCGTTATCAGTAATTGGAAAAGCTTCCCCGTTAATTAGCAATGTGTTTGTTTCTAGTTTTGCAAATTCAAAACCAGTTAGATAATTGTTCGGTTTTTTTAATATATTTAACAAGAAATGATTTTTTACTTCTTCGCCATCAGGACCAATCACTACTGGTTCAGCTAACGCAACTTGATTTGAAATATCTTGTACCAACTCATACACATCGGACGATTCCATAATTGATGAATCATTAACATAACGTTGCGAATATCTTGTTGAGTTTCCATAAATATCTTCAATCCATCCACGTTTTTCTAAAAATCCATATACTGCATTTGAAAATCTATCTCTTAACTTCAATTTCTCACCGCCTTTCTATTATCGATAGATAGAATCTAAATAATTGTCCATGTCGTCCTCATTCACATCAATCATTTGATCCATTGTTTCTTTATGCGCACAAAGAAAGGCCACAAATCCATCGATCTTTCTCTTTGACTGGTTTTTACTTGGCACTTTACGTCCTTGAAAATCCATTTTGACAACCACATTTAAAGCGCAATACAAAAATAAAGGATTATCAAACATAATCCTTTGCTCATAAAATAATCGTTCGGTATCTTCAAGTGGTGAATTCAATACTCTTGCGTACTGGTCAACTTGTATACATTCCAAGCCTAAGTTTTCCAATTTTTCAACTAGTCGGTCACTCATCGCTGGATCATAATTGACTTGTTGAACATCATAAAAATCCATGCAATCTTCAATAAAATGAAATATTTGTTCCTGATCAATTAACTTACCGTCACAGAATTCAACAAATCCTTGTTCTGCTAATTCAGAATACGGCACATTATCTTCCTTTTCTCGAAAATCAATATTTTCACTAGGAATAAAATATAATTGTTTTACTTTGAGTATCGCTTTTCCTTCGGCATCCCATGTAGGAAAATTTAATGATACACAAGTTAAATCTCGGCTTTTAGATAAGTCCAAACCAATCCAACATGGCTCACCGCTTAAATTTCCTAATTCATTTGTAGAAACCAAACAAGGTTCCACTTGATCTTGTTCAAAGAAATTATCCGCACCATTAACAAACACATCTAAATGCTTCGTTAAAAATTCAGCTTTCGAGTGAGCGGAACGTTGCGCAGTTTTAAATGCTGATTCTAAAGCAGACAAATCAACAGATATTCCCCAGTTAGGATTGCACATTTCCCAAACTTTTTTATCTGTCCAATCATAATTTTTATTTGGCTCATAAATTAAAACAAAGTTTGAATCATTGTCATCACGCTTTAAGACCTCTTTTGCTTCTTTATAGACGCGAATACCAACTGAACTACTTCCCTTACCAGCTGTTGAAATATTAAACATTAACGGTTGCGGTAATGAAATTTGTGCTGACTTAAAGTTGTCGTACTGTTCCATTTTTTCTTGTTTATGCAACTCATCGTTTAAAACAAAATATGGATTGGAACCCTCTATGTTGTCAATATTTTTGGTTTGAACAATGAACTTGTTTGTATAAGCCATTTCTTCATGTAAATAGTCATACGTAATACTTGAAACGGTTCCTTTTGGACCTTTAAATATTTTAGTTCCATCTAATAACACAGGATTATTTAGAATAGTAGCAGCAAACGGCTTAGCAGCATATTGCGCTTGGGCAAAATCGGAAGCACATGCATAGCAATCGACAGATAATGCACCTTCGCCATACATCGCATATCCCAACGCACCTACGGCTATTAATGTTTTCCCGTTTTTCTTTGGTATTTGTACATATGCTTCCCGAGTGACACGAACGACTTGGCCCTTTTCGTTTTCCTTTACCCAACCATAAATCCAAGAATAAATGAATTTTTCCCACGACTCTAAAAGAAATGGTTTGCCGACCATGTCGCCTTTCGTGTGAACAATAAAGGATTCTACCCAGTCCATCATTTCATTTGCACGATCAACATCAAACCAAATATCTTTTCGTTTTTTCCATCGATACCAACGATCTATTGCTAAACGAACTGTTTTTGGATATTTCTTAGGATGCTTTCTAACTTCTTTCGCAAATAAATCGGCATAATTTACACCAGGTTCAATCATGTTTCATTACCTGCCTTTTTACGCCATTTATTTCGATGTTTAGCCAATTCATCAACAGGTTTTTCTTCTGGTCGTTTTATTTCTTCACCTGCTCTGGCTGTTGAACCACCAGTAATTTGTCTACCTGCTTTAGATTTATTTGTTAATCCTAATAAATCTAAAGCTTTCATCTTTTTATCGGCCCAAACTTCGACTTGTTGCGCCAATGGATGTTTACTGTTGTTGGTTGCACCAGCTTTATTTGTTGTTTTTTGTGTTTCAGGAAAACCTTTTTCTTTCCACAACATGTATTTGTATTGATAAACTTCAAAAATATCCAAGTATGACTCAATCAATGGATCAAGAGTAATAGTGTATAAATCAGACTTGCGCATAATTTCTAAAATCCGTGCTTTTTCATGATTAACTTTTTCATCAATAATCGCTTTACGTTGCGCTTTAGTGGTCATTTTTTATACACCCCCTTTTTATTTTTGAAATTTTGACCTAACGATACGCGTGACTCCCTCTACCCTATCTCCCAGAGAAAAATTTGAATTCAATTTGATAGGGGGGCTTCATTTAAAAATAAGACGGAAAAACTTTTTTCTCATCTGATTCATTTTCTTCAATCACATGGCATTTTGGACACAACAAACGAATATTGTTTGGATCAAGCTTGAGCATTTCGTTCTTCTTGATTGGTATCACATGATGCCGATGCGCTTGCCTTCCGAATACAAAGCGGCCACATCTTTGACAGCAACCGCCTTCTCTTTCATAAACAAAATCAGCAACATCTTGCCATGCTTTTGTTCGATAAAACGATTTGTTCTTATGGTGATAAACATTGCCTTGCTTCTTCTTTTTTCTCGAACTTCTAGCATGTTCAGAACAATAGGCACCTCTTTCTGTTGTGTTAGAACAGCCTTCAAACTGGCAATAGCGCATTATTCAGATTCTTTAATAATATTGAGAATCTCAGCTTTTACACGAACAGCACTTGGAATTTCAATATCATTTCGTTTCGCATATTCACGTAATTCTTTTACAGACATCTTATCGAAAGACAATTCATCATTATTAGTACCTGCATCACCAGCCATATCCATTTCTGTATGACCATCGCTATCGATTGGTTCGTCATTTGACTGTTCATACTTAATTCCATCAGTATCAACCGTTACATTCCCTACAGTAATTGGTAATCCACCAACATGTAAATCAGCTTCTTTACTTAGCATTGATTCAGGATTTTCAGTAACTTCAAAATCAGTTTCTTGACCTTTAGGTACAAACACATTTCTTTTTTCTTCAGTATCCCAGTACTCTTTACCAGATGCTGAACTTCTAATTAATACACGCATTGTCTTACTTATCCCCTTTCAAAATGAAAACTCTACTACACTTAATACAAAAAGGACTGCATATAAATGCAACCCTCGTGAAAGGTAGTAGCGCCAATTTGTTTGTCCGAACATTTATTGACGATCTATTTTATTTAAGCAGCTTATGCCACTTACTGGAACAATAGGATTCGAACCTATACCAACGGTTTTGGAGACCGCTGCTCTACCGATTAAGCTATGCTCCATTAACTCTCGCAAACCTGTAGAAAAAAGAGAGAGGAAATTCACCTCACTTCTTTAGTTTTATAATTGGTGGTTTGCGAGAGAATCTAAATGAGATCACAAGTGACTAAACGAAGAAAGTAGATTTTTTTTACTTCCTTGTAATCTCAAATCAAAAAAATAAGTAGGCAATCGTTCCGTTAATGTATTTGTGTAAGTGTGTCGCATTTCTTATTTTTTTGACACTATCATAATAACTCGTTTAGAAGGTATATGAAGTGTAGATAAAGTGTATAAAAGAGGTATAAAAAGTGTAATAAATGGCTACTTAAAAGCAACCAGTTCTAGTGCTGAAGCAAATTGAACAATGATCATATTAGATTCTTGTTTCACTGATTCTTCACTGATACAGTTTCGTTGTGCTGCTAGATAGATTGGATTGCCGTTGATATAACGGTCATAGAAAATTCTTTTTCTTCGCTCAGTAACATCTGGTTTGTGCGGATGCTGAATCGCAGAATAACCTCTAACGAAAAGCTTATGCAAATAATCAAACTCTTCTTGAGCTTCTTCTTTCTGGATTAACATTTGCTCGGCTTCGAAAACGTTATTGGCCGTTGATGGTGGAACCAAAGAGAATGAAGCTGTTACTTTTGGTTCCCTCGGCTGGCCAACACGACATCTAGCAGCAAGGTACGCAGACAGGAACACACTGACGTTATGTTTAGTTTGTTCCATGTCTACATCCTTTGCATCTGGTGTTTCATATTTCTTTACGTCAAAAAGTACCATCCTTTGATTCCCCCGTTTGTGATTTGTGGTATAATGATAACGACTTTTCCACAAGGTTATCCACACATTATCCACAGTCGGAGAAATCCGACTTTTTTTTGTTGGCAGCTTTCTTTACTCATGATAAAATATTTTTATTGTGACCAATGTTTGGGGCAAAGTAACCTCACATATCACAAGCTACCACTTTTCTGGTAAAATATTCTTCTTAGTCAACCAGTGGTCGGTTGGCTTTTTTATTGTTTAATTCGACCGTTATCGGTCTGCCATATTTTAAAATTTTCCATTCGCCATCTTTTGTATTGGTTTGATTCATATGATTTCTTTCATCACAAGCTATCGCATAATCGAAAAATAAATCGGATTGCTCTGATCCATGTAAGTATTCAACATAAATGCCATCGACTTGTCGCTCTAAAATATAAACTTCTGGATAACTTAGCATTGTTGTTCTCCTTCAAGAGATATAGTCGCACCAGTGATTTTTAAGCCAATTAGTTTAATTAAAACCATGATTGCTTCATCCACTAGCAATCCATCTCGTTGAATAGAACTGGCACATGTAAAGCGGTCCATGCTTACAATCTCATCCACCGTAACAGGATATGGAATAGTAACGCCTGCTTTTTTGGCAATTTGTTCAATAGCTCGGACATGCGATTTATTCGATGCTAAAATATACTGACCTGTTCTAGCTGACTCTTTAACTAGCTCTGTTGTTTTTCCAGTACCTCGATCTCTTGCTATAATTTTCATCTATTTGGCCTCCTCACTTAATCCCCAAAAAGGCTTTACCTTATAAAACTTCTCAACTTCTCGATTCAAAGAGCGCACCATGCTTTCCAAGACCGTCGCTCGTGTTCCTAATGTGACATTTTGCTTTTTCGCTTTTTTGACACTTGTAATGCCTAAATTATGACTTAGTTCAGAAAAAACTAGAATTCCCTGATTATAATACTTCCAACCTAACTCTGGATTAGCTTGAATCTTTTCCCATAATTCGTTAGTGACCACTAAATAGTTATAATCACCTAAAAACGTTTGTTTTGCAGAACTTTTCAAGTCTGCCATTGTAACTTTAATTTCATAGCATCTAATGGTGTTGTCAGTAGAATAAGTCATAAAGTCGACTCTTTCCTTGCCACGCCACCCAATAGTAACTTCAAAACAGCCGAACACTCCCATTTTGTTGGTATAATGCCACAAGCATTTCTCAGCTTGTCTGGTTAAATCAGTTTTCATTAGTTACCATCAACTTTCACAGCAAACGGCCAATAGCGCTCATCAATTGCTTTGATTTGATTTTCTGTTAACGTATCCACCTTTTCCTTACATATCGTAAAATCAATTGTTCCCGCTAAATTTAAAAAAGTATATCCTATGTTGGTCGCCCCTTTGTCTGATAATAAAACGTGATATAATGGTTCCTTCTCGACTTCGTAACCGTTAGCTAATGCATTAACAAATAAATCTCTGTTCGACTTAAACCACAAAGAAAATTCATCATCGGGCATTGCGCTTAAGAAAGAATCTGCGGAACCGATAATATCAACTTTATCAGAACCCATTCCTAAACTTTCTTCAATAAAATCATCAGCAGTTTTAGGTAATATAGCTTTTTTCGGTTCATCTAGTTGTTTTGCTAAGCTAATTGCTTTTTCGACAGCATAGTTAGCACCTTTCAAATAATCAAGGCTATCTGTAGGAACTTCTAAGCATTCTAACTCTTCAATCAATTCTTGTTTATTCATCGCTAATCCCCCTTGAAACTTTGGAATCATCTTCTTCACTCGCTTTCAACTCTTGTTTGCTTAAATATTCTTGGAATCTCACTTTATCTTGCACATTCCAAACGTGGTTACCATAGTTTTTATACTCAGTTCTAGGCATTTTTTTATAAGGGATTTTTTCACGTTGGCAATGTGCGATTAGAGACGACATCTTGATGTTTAATTTTGTGCATATTTGGCTAAGGTAGTAATCTTCATCAATCAAACGTCGGATTTCTGTGTCTAGCTCTTTAATCTTCTTGTGCTTTGTCAGCCCTAATTTCTTAGCCCTAAACTCAACAGCTCCAACTGTACGATTTAACCTATCAGCTATATACTTATTTTTCATAGATAAATAGTGCTTTTTTAAGAACTCATCCTCTTTTTCAGACCATAGACGGTGCATGTAGCATCTAAAATTATCTTCTTTTCGCATTTTGCACAATTTTTTTCTAATTGCATTGATGCTTCTGTTCAAGTACTTAGAAGCTTCAATTAGCTGAGTATCGTTTTCAAAAACAAAATATTCTAAATACACTAGTTCGTCTTCTGTCCATTTTCTATACATGAAATCACCACACTAGGAAAGTTGCATCAATGCACCAAGAATCTTTTCATCATCTTTACTCTGCAATTCATCAATGATATGCATATATGTTTCTTGAGTAGTAGTCACGCTTGAATGACCTAGACGTTTAGCTATGCTGTGAGTTGACACCCCGTCAGCGAGTAAAATACTTGCATGCGTGTGTCTAAGTCCGTGCATTGTGATGACAGTGATTCCTGATTCTTTGCATTTTCTGATCAGGTGGGAATTGTATGTTGAATTGAAAATTCGTTTATATTTGCCTGTCTTTTCATCTCGATTTACAAAAATCAATTCATCTTGAGGTAAATTTTCAATGAGCGGTTTAAACTGACCAACTATCTGCCAATCAATGCTTATCGTTCTAACAGAACTTTTGTTTTTCGTATCCTGAAAAAACATTGTAGAATTTTTGTAGTTCAATGTTTTATTAATGCTGACGGTATTTCTAGTCCAATCAAAATCAGCTGGTGTTAACGCAATGGCTTCCGCAAAACGCATTCCTGTTTTTGCAACCAGTAAAATAAACCAATCCATATTTATCCCTTCGCCAAGTTCTAGTGATTTCAACAGCTTTTGTAGTTCGCCTTTTTGCAAGAATTTTTTCTTTTTTGGTCTCGGCGGTATTCCTTTGATAATCGCTTTGTAGGTTGGATCACGTTTAATTAGTCCTTCGTGATACATATCTCTTACACAGCTGCCAATTTGGTGATGGAAGTCCATTGTTGTCTGCCGCTCATGTGTCAGAGCGTATTCATTAAGAATGCTTTGATAAGCCTTTCTATCTAATTTATCTATCGTTAAATCAGGGCAAATTTCAGTAAGGTGTTTGTGGGCTATATAATATTTACTAACTGAGATATCTCTAATTGCACCGACTTTGTAAGTTTCAATCCATTCTAAAAAATAGCCAGTAAAAAGTCTGGGACGTTTGCTCATTCGTTTTCTCCTCCTAACACGCTGGGACTTTCGATGTGATCAATAGCTTCTTCCAGCCATTCTCTAACTTGAAACTCTCTTGTAATCACATCGCTGTGCGGCATAACATTTACATCGCTAAAAGCCAACGAATCATCTTTTGAATTTTGTAAAAAGTAAATCTGTTTTATTTTTCTGTCTAGCGAATCACCGTGGACTACGGTGGCATTCATCCCACGAATAGCAAGATTGAACAGCAGGAACGGAATGGTTCTATCAGATAACTCCTCTAAATCGTAAAAAGTCATTGATGGTTTATATTCAAAAAAACCAATAGATAGTCTGTCTGCTCGCCATTTTTGTATGATCATTCCACCTGTCCCAGAAGCTACTTCATGTGTCAATCCACTTCCAGGTCCTACGATTTTTGCAATCACTTCCCCAATTGAATTTGGCGTAAAATCTTGCTTCTTAACTTTCCGATCAGCATGTTCGTCTTGAAAATATTCGTGAAACCAATCGAAAGTTAAATCTTTTTCTATTTCTAAAAATTTGTTAAACACGATTTCTCGTTTATCGCGACTTAGTAATATATTCATGAGCGCTTCTGGCGCTTTGTAGGCATCATCAACACCTAGCAGTTCATTTATTTTTTCTGTTGTTAATTTCATAATTCCAAAGGAGCAAAAAGCTTTTTATGCGGCCGCAAATCTCCCACTCCTTTCTATTTATTTTTCTCTAAAACTTTTTTAAATATGTCATCGACTAATTTTTCTGGAATATTTGATCGTTCATTATAGCTTTTGGAAAAATTGCCCCAGGCAATTTCTTGTTTAATAACTTTATTTTTCAATCCCAAATGAATATTACTGGCAAATTTCGTGGGCTTCTGTAATGGATAATCATAATTGTTATACCTGGTTAAATTTTTAAATGGTAGTTTAAAATTCAAGACATCTTCAATATATTCCCAAATTTTACCATTAGCCGGGTTCTCAATAATGAAATATCTGGGTTGGTACTTTTTTATAATTTTTATAGTATTAAAAACCGTTAACTCACCATTCACTCTTTTTAAAAATTGTCGTTCATAAACATAATTAGTATCTTCGTAATCTTTTGTGGTTCTTATAGTAAACGGGCTTGGTAATATCTGTGGTGCAAATAAATTATCTGTTACATCTTCTCTTTTCCAACAAGCATTACCATTTTTCATTGCACTAGCTACTGACCAGCTTTCGCACGGTGGGCTTGCAATGATTAAATCTGGCTTAGGTAATTTGTCTAAAACTTTGAATAATTTATTATCATTAAACATATAAGAATAGTCCGCTAAATTCAGATGAATAAAATGGTCATTCTTGTTTTCAATATCCAAACCTATGCTGTATATTTCTATATCTTCAAACTTTTGTGCAGAACGTTTATAACACCCGTTCCCACTATCAAATAGTGCCCATACTATCATAATTTCAAAGGAGTAAAGAATTCTTTGTGGTCGACCAAACCTCCACTCCTTCCTCACAAATTCACTGGCTCTTTTTTATAACCAGCATCAATCAAAATTCCCTCAATCACATAAAGGTCAGTTTTCTGCTTTAAACTAGCCTTAAATTTCTTGGCAATATTTCTAGCTTTGTCTAAAGAAACGACCTCATATGTTTTAGCCAATGCATCCGCAATTATTGCGGATGTTGGCGTATAATAAATCTCAAGCAAAATGAACACTCACTTTCTACGAGATTATTCTTCGATTTCTTCTTCATCATCTTCAACTGTCTTTTCAGGGAAAATGATGTTCTCTTTGTTTTTGCTCCAAGAATCTGCAAACGGTGCAAAATGTTGGCGTGCGATTTCTACTTGATTGATTAGATTATCAACTGAAACATCATGATCAGCTGCAATTTCTTCTAGCGCTTCCCCTTCATCGATTCGATGCAACACGCCACGAACGTTGATTGTTACTGATTCTGGCCATTCGATAGTCGTTGCCTTCTTGATGAATTCGTCAATAGTTTCTTTCGATACTTGCACAGCAACTTCTTCGACTTCTTGCACATCATCGCCCATTTCTAAAGAAGTTTGTTCCTCTTTTAGAACTTCAACTGTTCCGTCGTTATTTACAACGTATTCGACATTTGGTTTATTGGTCTGTTTGTTAACTGGTATCTTGTATTCTACTGTTTCTGGTTCGATGGTTGTTGATACTGTTTTGCCTAAAAATTCGTTTAAACTCTCATATTTCCCTTTTAATGAAGCGTTGCTAACCACTAATAGCACTTCGATATTTCCGTTTGATTTAGATGTCACTTTCTTTACTTCTGGTCTGAAATTTACTTGTTTTGTCATGGTAAAACCTCCTAGTAGTTTGTGGCTTGTCGCCAGTGATAATTAAAATTATTTGTGATGAATGGTTTTTTCTCATTAAGCGGCTTAGTTACGCCTTGTGTAATGACTTTAAAATCATTTGACCTAATAACAACCGCCTCGACTGGATGACCATATTTCATGGCAAACAGTCTAAATCTAAGCTTATTTGATTGATCAATGCCATAGGCACCAAAACTATTTTTTATATCGATCACATGTAGCCAATTGCCATCGTGATCCTTGATGATAAAATCTGGTGAATAGGCAATGCTCGAAATGTTCCCTCCTGGTATTTCGCACTTCTCGTGCATTATAAATCTTGGGTGTACTTCAAAAGGCAGACCACACGTTTTGACAAATCGCTGATAAAACTTTGCTTCTTTTTCCGAGTCAAATATATATCCATCAAGTGTGACTTTATTTCCTCGCTTATTCAGGGCTGTTGGTGATTGCATTGTTTTAACTCCCTTTCCTTGGTTGCGGTTTCCGCTCGAACTGCTTTTCCATCTTTGTTGCATCCTGGACATGGAATAGGTGTTGCATAATTAAATCTGTCTTTGCCCCAAATCACACGCTGATCTTGACATCTAACACACTTCATTCTTATTTAGCCCCTTTCTATCGATTTATTTTTAAGGCTTTAAAATGCGTTTTAAGCCGTTTTTCTTTCTTTACATCTATTTATATTCGCTTGATTGTAAAACTTCCCTACGCTGAATATATTCGCTAAAAATAACATTTTAGATACCTGATACTCGCTTATCCGATGTTCCCTCAATTTTCATCACAAAACCTTGTGAATTACTCATGATGCGAGAAAGGATTCTCTCCCCATAAGCTTGGCTCATTTCTTTACCTGTTAAGTTCGTTGTAAATACTGTTGCTTTATTCTGCCGAGCTTCTACAATGCGATTTAAGGTGTCATTATTAAAGTTGGTACTGTCATTCCCTTTAACGCCTAACTCGGCCCCTAAGTCGTCCAAAACAACTAAATCAGCGCTTTTAATCTCTGCCATTAAGGTTCCTGTTATTGTCTTTCTGACTTGTTCATCTTTCATCGCAAATTTTAGCTGTTCTAAGAGTTCCGCATAACTAATAAATAAGCAGCGTTTATCATAGTTTGATTTCTCCAACACTTCCCAAGCAGTTGACATAGCCAAATGACTTTTACCAACACCGCTTTTGCCTGAAAGAATCATATGAATTGGTTTATTCAAAAGAATTTCAGTTGTAGCTCGTTTAGCAATTTCAAAAGCAAGCTTGGTTTCTGTGTCTACTGTTTTGTAAGTTTTAAAGCGACAATTAATTAAATTTTTGTCGGTATAAAGAGAGCTGTACTTCAAGTAATTAATCGCTCTGGCTTTCAAACTATCGTTAAACATTTTCTCTGTTTCAAGGTCTTCTGCTTTTTTGCGTGCTTTATAGCCACATTCCATGCAAGTTGGCGGACACCTATCGGACCCATCTTTGTTTTTTGCACGCCAAGCATAAAGATTTCCTCCGCACTCTGGACATGGATCAGGTGTAATATAAAGCAACGTTTTAATCATTTTTGAAAATCCATCTGATGCTGACTGCATTCTTTCACTTCCTAAAATCCAAGATCATCGTAATCCGAATGACCTGTATTTGATTTCTGTTGCTTGATCGTTTTCTTTTGCTTCCTTGCCGCTTCTCGATCATCAACAGATTTGAACCCTCTTTGTTCCCAATCTTTCAATATGGCATTGATATAGTTATAGTTTCTTGCGTTTGCATCAATAGCAATTTCAATAGCTTTAACAATTAATTGTTCAGCATCTTTTTGACTAGCTCCGATTTTTTCAAAATCAGAAATCCAATAATCAAAATCGGTCATAGTTTTAGACGACATCAATCCAAATCCGTTATTTTCCCAAATTGAACGAATGGACGACCCTTTATTGTTATTATTATTACTTCTTAGGTTCTTAGGTTCTTTAGGTTCTTGTTTATGTTCAGTTCGTTGTTCAGTTTGATGTGCAGCTTGTTGTTCACTTCGTTGTTTTTTCATTTCAGAAAAGCTTTGATATTCTGCGTAGTTACTGACTTTGTACCATGTCCCGTTTTGTCTACTTCTGCTTAATTCAATCATGTCATCTTTAACAAGCAAATCTAAAAATTTTCTGACGGTGTTTCGGCTTACTTCCCACCTTTCAGAAAGTTTTTTTTCGGATGTAATTCTTTCTCCGACTTTCACCGTTTTTAACTCTCCATCAAAAAGAATCTTTCTGTCTTGGTGATTGGCCATGAATATTAAATCAAGCCACCATTTAAGGTATTGAGGATTTTCCCAAATCCAGTGATCTTGAATGGTCCTATAAAGTTTTATCCAACCTCCAATGGCCAACCTGCTCGCCTCCTTTTATAAATCGTCCATACTGGTAAAATTTGTAATTTTGTTGTGTCCTCTACAATATTCACAAGTTCCACAACTGATTGGTTCTTCTTCGCCTTTTTTCACTCGCACAACATGCTCGATGTTTTCTTTTAATTCTTCTAATTCGTAAATCATTTTTTCTTCGCTAATAGTGATTAGTTTTGCTTCACTAGGTGTTTGTTTCGAAACGGCTGCAATGAGAGGAAGAAAATTTTTGTCATATTGTTGGCGAAGCAGTTCACAATAAACTGCCATTTGTAACACGTAACCGAAGCGTTCAATGAAGTTTGCTTTTCTGTTTAAACGTTCATCCCATTTCTTCTCATGCATATCTTTGGTTGTTTTGATGTCTACAAAATACTTTTCTTCTAAATTTAAACAATCGATTTTCCCTTTCCACATTGCACCGCCAATTTCACCTGTGACGATCACTTCTTTTTCGCCTTGATAAATATTTAAAAAGGCTTCTTCTTGTTTTAATCTTTCAATCATCTGCTCCGCAATTTGGAAATCTTTCAGTAGACCAAACGGTTTTCTTGAAGAAAACATCTTGCTTTTGTTTTCTTCTTTAAATGCTTCATGAATTTCTGGTGATTCAAAGTAAGAATGAACATAATTACCAACAAGCAATGCTTTTGGATCGTTTTCTGGTGTCCATTCGCCTTTTAACTTGGCAAGAGCTGCAGCTTCACATTCAAGAAATTTTTTATATTGAGAGACAGACATATAAGCTAGGTCCGCTTCTTGTGAATAATAATTTTCATCAGAAAGGATAATCGTCTTCTTCAATCGTTGAGACATCAGCTTCACTCTCTTTCTGATTGGTTTCATAACCAGCCATCACATCTAAAGTTTCCTGAACTGGTTCTTCTAAAATTTGTTCAGCCGTTTTCGTTAAATCTTCTTTTTCAATTGGGTTTGCTTGTTCAATATCGTTTTCTTGCTCAATAACTTTTTTATTGTTGGCAAATAATTTTTCTTCAAGTGCTATTGCTGTATCTGCAACTGGTTCTGCTTCCTTACGTCTGTTTTCATCATATTCGTATTCTGTTGTTCTATTAATCGCATCTGTCAGTAAATCACTATCATCGCTTGTATTGATAAATGTTTTAGCGGCTCGATTGATTACTGTACGTTTAGCCATTTCTCCTGGAAAATCATTTTGAACATTTTTTGTTTTCGCTTTGCTCCAAGATTTGTCAATTTCTTTTTTTGTCATAACGGTATAAACACGTTCACCATCGTTTTTTTCAATTACTGCAAAAGCACCAATAATTTCATTGTCTTGATTTGCGAAGTCTGGCTCAAATTCTTTAACGACTGTTCTGCCTTTTTCACTGCCAATCCTAAACACATCACCTTTGTGAACAACTTCCGCCCAAATATCTTTAACATTTGATAAACGTTTCAAAACGGCTTGTGTTCCAAAATATGATCGTTGCATTTGTAACTCTTTTCCATAAACAACAAAATAACATTGGGTTTTTGCTGGACTTAGGCCTTGAACAACCATATCTAATAAAGTGTTAGCAACAGATTCTTTTGTAACAACTTCTAAAGCAGGTCTTTTATTTCGATCTTGTACTTTTTGAATTGCAAACCATGCTGATTTTAGAGCATTCGATGCATTGTAATTAGCTGGCAATTGTAACCCATCCTGCTCTAAACCTTTAATTCTGTTAGAAACTGCATCAGTAACGTCTTTTTGTAAAATAATTTCCCCCATCATTGATTCTCCTCTTCTTCGTCATATTCCCATGTTGGCTCTAATGCTTCTTTTTCTTCTAGCGGCTCTTGTCTAGCTCCTAATGAATCAAATTCAGGCATTTTCACCACTCCCAAAATATTTTCGTTTTGTTTTCTTCAAGTTCAACGTGATCAAATCCTTCTGTTTCTAATTGAGATAAAAACGTTGATGTAAGACCTTTACTATTCACTACGCAACTTGTGTTACCATTTGCTGCTGCAGTTCGAATTGATTGAACAATCCTATTTTGAGCATTCGCTAACATTAATTCGTAAACATCATCACTTAAACCTCTTACTTCAATCATTGTTTTTCCTCCGTTTTGATTTGTGTTATACTTTTGTAAACATTTATTTTTGTAATTGACCTACTTTGATGGCCGTCGAAGTAGGTCTTTATTTGTTGTTCCATCTTTTCATTCCTCATCATCAGACATCTTTTTGTAAATTCTTTCATACAGAGTCAATTGTCTTTCAAGCTGATTTAATGTATAAACGCTATTGTGTTTACGTTGATTAGATTGCATAAATTGCAAATTATTCTTCAATACATCGATTTTTTCTAGTACTACTTCTTTAACCATTTCAGTTTCATGTTCATTCAAAACCGATTTAGTCTTAGTTTTCATATGTGGTGGTATAGCTTGTTGTCGAGTTGGTAAAACAGCTCCTGTCCTACTATCTTGAAATGTTGGTCGTGAGTTCATTTGTTGAATGGTTAAACTATTTATTCGGTTTTCAGCTTCACTTAATCGTTCACTAATTACCCAATTATGAAAACACAAGATAGCTAATGGAATTGCGACTATTCCTATTACGTCGAATACATTCATTTACTTCACCTCGCGATTCTGTTTCCTCTTGTAATGTTCACCAGCGTTATCGGCGATCCAACTATTAAATGAACATAATTCAATGACAAGGTTATAAGTCATCAACACCAGTGCATAAATCAGTAAAATCTTTCCGTCTGCTTTAGTGCCGATTAATAAACCCACTCCGAATATATATAATCCGTAGGTTAACCTATTTAGGTTTCTGTACATTTTTTTCATTTTGTTTTTTATCGTCCTTTCCTTTAATAGTGTACGTATGCGTGATGCCTGTTTTACGTGTCATAACGTTACAATATGCTTGACCTAATAAATCAATATTTACTTGATCTGCCATTTTATTCACCTCACTTGATATTTAAGATTTTTTTGATTTTCTGAACTTGCTCTTCTGAACGTCTACGACCATGAAGAATATCTGACAAGTAAGGGCTTGAAATCCCCAGTTGTTTTGCTAACCAAGATTGGTTTTTGCCTGCACGAATTAGAGCTGCTCTAACATCAATCGCTAAGTCTTGTGACATATTTATTACTCACTCCCTTTTATTTTTAATTTGTAAGCTAAAAAATTAGCTAATTTAATAAAACCTGTTGACACATTTTAACCTATAGATTAAAATGTAATCATAGTTAAATAAGCCTTTTAAAGACTAGTAAATAAACACTATTACCGTTCCCCAACGATTTTTACATTTTATTTATTGGTTTTATTTGAGAACTTATTAGCTAATAAATTAGCTTACGGACATAGTATATTATTCTAAAGTTTAAAAGTCAACCATTTTCGACAAAAAATTAATCTTTAGAATAAAAATAGGTCTGTAAAGCTTTAAGGAGCTTTGATATGACAGCATTTGATAGAATAAAAAAAATTACAGACCGTAGAGGTATTTCCATTAATGAGTTAGAAAATCGAGTTGGAATTAGTCAAAATGTATTATATGGATGGAAGAAAAAAACTCCTGGCGGTGAAAATTTGACTAAAGTTGCTAAATATTTAAATATTTCCACTGATTATATTTTAGGAATAGTTGATAATCCAGAACCTTTTGTCGAAAAAAAAACTGATGATTTAGACGATGTACTAGATAACGTCATGAGCTTTGATGGTGAACCACTTGATGATCATGACAGAGAAGTTATTCGTGCTTACTTGAAAGGAAGATTCGGAAAATAATTTAAAGGTTGTGCTATATGAAAAGTATCAAAGAGTTGGTTGAAGAATATAATGTGGAGTTGGTCTTTACTACATTACACAAAAAAGCTTGCTTCGAATCAGAACATGGTGTGATTTTTGTTAATCAAAATTTATCTACTGAAGAACAAGAAGAAGCAATTTATCATGAATTTAAGCACGTGAAAGATCATGCTGATTTGATGGCACTATACAACATCCCTATTTTTAGATCAAAAATGGAAGCAGAAGCTGAACATTATATGTTCGAATGTTTGATTGAAAAAAACGATGGTCAGTTTAATTATTCTAACGTAATTACACATTATAATTTAAAAATGGGGCAAGAAACTTATCTAAAATAAAAAAGCCCGTGCGACAACACGGACTTATACCTCATTTCGAGATTTGCTGATAAAAATATTATAACAGAAATGAGGATTAATTTAAAAATGAAAAAAATAGCAATGCTAGGATTAGTGGTTATTAGTATTATTTCATTAGCTGCGTGTACTGATTCTGAAGTAACTAAGGTTGATTATGACAAGACTAATAATAGTATAGTTGAAACAGATAGTCATGCGAAAGCTGAGTTTGCAACCATCGCTGAAAAACAAATAACTAAAAACTATGCAATTGATAATTTTAAAATTGATTTATCTAGCATCAAAGTTAACCAGTTTCCTGATGAAATTAACGCCGATACTGGTGAAGTATACAAGAATGTTATGAATGGTGGAGGAAAATTCACTTTTCAAGACAAAATTTATGATTTTTCGCTTATTTATTCAAAAAAAGACGAATCGAAATATACTGTTCTTTATTTATATAGCCCATTAGATAAAACAAAAACTATGGAAATACCATTAAAGAGCGATCAATAATCTATAAAAAAATAACGCACCCTCCGACCAAGAAGTTGTGCGTTAAAAATAGAACCAAAATAGGCTTATTTTGTTACGCCTATTTTACCAAAAATAATGAGGTGAAACAATGGCAAATGAAATAAAACAAGTAGCGTTATACATACGTGTGTCTACAGATCAACAAGCTAAACATGGTGATAGTTTGGATGAACAACAACACACTTTAAATGAATACGTAAGACAACAAGGAAATATGAGAGTATTCAAAACTTATATAGATGATGGCATTTCAGGTCAGAAACTATATCGTGATGAATTTCAAAAATTATTGGATGATGTTAAAAAAGGAAGAATCGATACGATCTTATTTACAAAATTAGATAGATGGTTTAGAAATTTACGTCATTATTTAAATATTCAAGAAATACTAGACAAAAACAATGTTACTTGGTTAGCCGTTACACAACCTTTCTTTAACACAGAAACAGCAATGGGCCGTTCATTTGTAAATCAATCAATGGGTTTTGCTGAGCTTGAAGCACAGATGACTTCTGAAAGAATACGTGCTGTTTTTGATAACAAAATACGAAAAGGTGAAGTCGTTAGTGGAAAAGTTCCCCTTGGCTACGAAATCAAAGACAAACATCTTGTTCCAAATGAAAAAGCTGAAATAGTAAAAGAAATTTTCCAGTACTATTTAGAAACTGGTAGCATGCGTGCCACCGTTAGACATTTAGAAAATCATTTCAGCATGACAAGAGATTATCAAAGCGTTCGGCAAATGCTTACTAATAGAAAATACATTGGTGAATTACGAGATAATAAAAATTTTTGTGAACCTATTATTGATCGTGACGTATTCGAAAGGGTACAATTACAACTTTCAAAAAATATTCGTATGAATAAAAAACGCGACTATATGTTTACTGGATTGTTAGTTTGTAGTGAATGTGGTTGTAATTATTCCGCCACGGCGGTTATTAGCCGATATGTACGCAAAGACGGTACGACAAACCCGAATGAAAGACATTTATATAGATGCACCAAAAACCGTAATAACGTAAAAAAATGTAGTAATAAAAAAGGTATATATGAAACTACACTAGAAAATTTCCTTCTGGAAAATATTGAAAAACAAGCAGAAGAGCTGTCTGTAAAAATGCAACAAGAACCCGAAGTAAAAAAAACTAAGAATACTAACGATAAAATAAAAAAGAAAATAGATAGACTAAAAAAAGCTTATCTAAATGAGGTTATAACATTAGAGGAATATAAAAAAGACAGAGAAGAATTAGAAGCACTTTTAATACCTGAAAGAGATAATAAAATTGCTAAAATTGATTTGAACTCACTGCATAACTACTCTACTGCTGAATTTAGAGATGGATATAAACAGCTAACTATTTCGGAAAAAAGTTCTTTATGGCGGCAAGTGATTAAAAATATTGTGGTTTATCCAGATGGAAATTTGAAAATAAATTTTTTAGGATATTGA